TTAGATATATTGGAGTCAGAAGACTATGCATTCTACGGAAAAATGACAATGGAAGAAGTTATGAGACGTGATGGTTATTACGAGACAAAATACGGAATCATATGCGTAGAATAATAATTATTAGTTAGAAGTGGAAATTGAAATATTTGGAGGTAATAAAAATATGGACAATTTAGGGTTAACTGTAAACTCTGAAACAGGGTTTGCTGTATATTGCAATAAGGATGGTGAAATTACATTCACCGAATTTGATGGGTATAAAACATCAAAACTCGATAGAGCCTCACAAACTATGAAAAGCTTTAAAAAGGGTCAGTATCGTTTACATGTAGCACGAATGTATCGACCTGAAGTCTTGCTTGTACAAAGCGATTTAGACAAAGAATTAATTAAATATGGTGCATTGCCGTACATTGTTGGTAGTCCGACACATGATAAGTCAACTTTACGCATTGGTGATATTCTTGGCAAACAATATGTTAGCCTAGTCGCTATACCTAATGTACAAGTAGACAATTTGCATGAAAGCCTTAAACGGTTTAGTACTGACCTTCGTAGTATCAGTTATTATGGTGAGGGATTATATCAATTATGTAAAGAGAAAACCCAAAAAGATGTTCCAACTGTAATTATTAGTAGTGATAAAACAACAACTATTGGTCTTGTGTTTATTAATGGTCTACTTTGTGCCTCTAGGTATTATAATGATGGAGAACATAAAGTCGGATTTGTAGAACGATTAATTTCTTCTACAACTTTGGCACAAGATTTACCAAAATGTCAAGTTGCATTATTCACATCAGAGAATGATGTATGGCAAAAACAGCTAAAATCTTTTGATGTGCTAAAAATTAAACGCTATTTTAGCAGTAATAAAGAAATTGTCCACCCAATGTGGTATAATTCGTTAGGACTTATGTTAAAGAAAGGAGGCATTTTCAATGCCTCGAAAAATGGTTCAACGGTTCTTCCCAATCGCTTATGCTATGCAAACAAGTACTTTACGAGATTGTTTGACACAAGCTGGTCGAACAGCAGAAGGTCCAAACGGTACTATTGAAGTATACTCAAATCCGTTTTATTTAGAGAAAGAGTTTAGACGTAAACCATCGAATATCATTGATATTGACCGTATTATTGAAGGAGAGTGGTTATAATGATTACACTAGGTATGGAAATTGAACGTGAATGTAAAATTTACCGTGTGATTGGTGACGGTTATAATCACGAAGGTAAGTATGGATATTTATGTACTCGTAATGATTCACGTCATTTCTTTTTAGAAGATGAATGTGATGTTTTCCACGGTAGTGACGAACAAATTTTACCTACTGATAGTGAATTAGTAATTGACAAAGTAACAGGTAGAACTGTTATCAATTATGGATGTACTACATATACACATAGAAAATGTAAATATCATATAGGTCAAGTTTTAAAAGACAGATACGGTAATATTTTAACTGTTATGACACGTGGTGATGTTGTATATTATTATTGTGCTAATATTGACAGTCAAATCTTAGTTGTAGATGATGATACAGAAGAAATTGGCAATGTTAATACACATTGTGCTATCACTGGTAAACCATTAGGCAATGATGTTATCATTGTCCATACAAAACTAGGTAATATTCAAATTAATAAAGAAGATAAACCAGAGTTTATCAAACAATCTTTTGTAAGTGGAAATTGGTATAATCCTCAAAACTTCCACTTAATTTTGGGTGAAAACTATGAGAACTTTTTTCTTGGTTTCGATGAACTAGATAAGTTGGTAGATTTTCCTGACTTTGCAATTTGTAAGGTTACTGGTCTCCCGTTCTATATTGCAGATGAACGTGAAATTGTTAAACAATCTGGTATTCACCCAGTACTAGTAGATAGTTTCATTGTTGAATGTCCTTTATCTCATCAAGTAGGACTTAAAACAGAAATGATTGAAGGGTATCTATCTGGTACAGGTAAAGTTTATTTCCACCCTAGCGTAAAAGATAGACTGGTATGTTATAACGATGGATATGGTGCTTCTGAAAACGATTTTATTTTTGTTGAAGACTTGGGTCAAAAGTTTAGTAAAGCACGGCGTAATGAATTTTATCGTCATTCCGATGAAAAGTATTATAGTTCAGAGAGTGTGGCTCCATTGTCTGGTTTACATGGTTGGAACTTTAAACCAAACCCAGTATTCAATGGCGATGGTAAAAAATTCCTTGGTATTGAAATGGAATTCCATAATTGTGGTGAAAGTCACGAAAGAGCTAATAGAATTATCGGTGATTTGGATAAAATCATCTATGCCAAACATGACGGTTCGTTACGTAATGGTATGGAGTTTGTAACTCACCCATGTACTCCTCAATTTCATTTAAGTAATATCGACTACGATAAATTCTTTAAACGTGTACAAAGCTTACATGGAGAATCTAGTGCAAACTCTGGTTTGCATGTACATGTAAATCGTGATTTTTTCAAAGGCAATAATGAAATTGCAAAAATTATTAGATTTGTTGAAAACAATTTTGGTACATTGATGCTTTTTTCTTGTCTGACAAATGAAGATAGTAACTGGTGTCGTGCGTATGGGTTGGAAGTAAAAGAACTATCCCAAATTTATACTGAGGCACAAAATCAAAATGAAAAATATAGAGCTATTAATTTATGTCCTAGTAATACTGTAGAATTCCGCATGTTCCGTTCAACACAAGATGTAGAACGAATTCATGCATATATTCAATTCGTTGATGTTGTTACAGACTTAGCGAATATGGATTCTGTACGATATATTGGCTGGAGTAACATTGCTCGTGTAGCGAAAAACAAAAAATATGTTGAATTACGTAATGTCTTAGAAAAGACAGGATTATTAAAGGAGAAAAAATAATGTGCGTTATTGCTTATGTTGGTAAATCTATTGAATTATCAGAAAAAGAATTTAGAAATTGCTTCGTAAATAATCCTGATGGTGCTGGTTTTATGATTTACGATGATAAAAAGAAGAAAGTGCATATCCGTAAAGGGTTCATGAACTTCGATGATTTTTGGAGTGCTGTTAAAGACCTCCCTACTGACAGAGACCGTGTGTTCCATTTTAGAATTGCAACATCTGGTAAAATTTCTCCAGAATGTTGCCACCCATTCGTATTAAGTAATAGTCTTGAAAAAATGCGTGAAACTGATGTGTTTACAGATGTCGGTTTTTCTCATAATGGGGTAATGAGTGATTTTACACCAAAAGAGGGCATGATGTCACCATATAGTGATACAATGTACTTTGGTGCACAAGTATTATTCCCTCTTAAAGATAAACTTTACAAAGAAAGTACTCAATATCTTATCAAGAAAGCTATGGGTACAAACAAGTACGCTATCCTTGGTAAAAATGGAGCCATTATCCTTGGTGCTTGGAATACTTCTACTGAAACTGGTATTCAATATTCTAACACTAGCTATGAAGAACGTAAAAGTACCTACTACTATGGTGGATGTGGTTACACATCTTATACTAGCTACTATGAATATGAAATTACACCACCAGTTGAGGAACCAGATTGGTTAGCTAAGTTCATGGAAGCAATAGAAGCTTACGGTAATATAATTATTGAACATTATGTTGACTGTGGTAAACATTTCGTTGTTATTGATGGTTGGGTACAAACACAATTATTTAGCCGATACGGATTAAAATACTCCTCTTTTTTATCTGGGTATAAAGTACCTAAGGCAGAAGAAAATGTGAAAACAACGTATACAATGGTCAAATGTATTGCAAATGGTGGCAGAACACCGATGAACCAAGAAAAAATGAATTCTATGATGGAATTTATTGAAGACGAAAAAGGTTCTGTATGGGATTTTACTGAGAATACTAAAGATAAATCTTGTATATTCTTTGTAACAAATTTTCCACACGTTAGTGGTTCTGTAAATGATATTTTTTACAGTGTTATGGGTACAGTGAAAGGTGTATATGATGACAAAACAGGCACTGTAAGACTGGAGGCATAATGAAACTATACCCATATCAAAGACAAGGTGTTAATAAAATGCTTAATCAATCATCTATTTTCCTTTGTGATGATATGGGTTTAGGTAAAACTGTTCAAGTATGCACTCTAATCAAGGAACGAAATAAGTTCCCTACTTTAGTTGTTTGTCCTGCTCATCTAAAAGAAAATTGGAAAAGAGAGTTAAAAAAATGGGCTGGAATTGATGTAAATGTTGATGATATGAACTCCAAAGTTATCATTACAAATTATGAGCGTTTAGCAAAATCTTTGGATTTACTTAAACGCTTTAATATACAACAAATTATATTCGATGAATGTCATATTTTAAAAACTCCCACATCCCAGTGTTTTAAAGCAGCAATGAAATTGGTTGAAGGTGTTAGTTATCGTGTTATGATTACAGGTACACCAGTATTAAATAGACCAAAAGAGTTGTTGTGTCAATTAGAGGTGGCAGGATTGACATATAAATTTGGTGGTAAAGATAAGTTTCTACGAGATTTCTGTGGAGCTTATCAATCACCTTGGGGTACATCATATGATGGTCATTCAAATTTATCAAAGCTCAATAAAATAATGAAAAAAATATGGATAAGACGTCTTAAAGATGATGTACAAAAAAATCTCCCACCAAAAACTGTCCATATGGTGCCTTGTTGTACTATATCTCAACCAGAACCAACTTCGTTTGAGGAGATTGAAAAATATGATAGAGAAGTATTAAAACAAAAACTTCCTTATTGTATAGATTATATTCGTAAAGTATTAGAAAGAGGTGAGTCCGTTGTGGTATTTGCACACCATCGAAATGTTGTAGAAAAATTAAGAAAGGAATTTCTTTATGCAAAATACATCATCGGTGGTCAAACTAGACAAAGTAGACAACAAAATATTGATAATTTCCAGATGCACTCTGGCTTGAATGCTAATCACAAAAATCTTATTGTCTGTAGTTTACAGGCAGGTGCTGTTGGTACTACACTAACTAAAGCACACACGGCTATATTCATTGAATATCCGTGGTCTCCTTCTTTAATGGCTCAAGCTGAAGACCGTATACATCGTATCGGTCAGACAGAACCTTGTGATATTGTATATCTCTATGCTAAAGATAGTATTGATGAATACAGATTACGAACTCAAAACATTAAAAAAACAATTATTTCTCACACAATGAAAGAGGTATAAACTTATGACTACAACTGTTGAACAAATGAACACTGTTATTACTAACTACATTTCCGCTTTATCTGATAAAGAACAATTACGCTTTATTGCTAACTCTTTAAAACAAACTAAAGTATACACTGCTACTCCATTTGGTGTTTCTAATGCAATCTCTGATTTCGCCGCTTCTAATGTTGGTGAAGACGCAGTAGATACTATTAAAATTCCTGCTATCTCCTTGAATGCAGAAACAGCTAAGAAATTTGTGTTTGTGTCTAAAGCTGGTACTGTTAAAGTACGTGATTTACAACAAATTGTTTTGATGGCTATTAAAGCACGCACTAAGAAATACATTGAACGTGGTGCTGAAACATCTTACTTGTTAATTCAAGAATTAAAACGAATTGACCGTGAAATGGGTACCGAATTCTATGAACACTATAAAATGTCTAACCCAACACCAGTAGTAATGGTTCAAGCACCAGCTACTGAAACAACTACAGACACATCTGTAGAAATCGCAGTAAACGAAGAAGTAAATACTGCTGAAGTTTTATAATAGTCAAGTGGGGAGCTTCGGCTCCCCTATAAAAAAGAGTGACGAGGTGAAACAATGATAAATCCAACTAAAAACGCTAAAATGACAATAACAGGATACATACCAGAAATTAGATATCCCTTAAGCAAGTATTATGATTACGATTGTTTTTCAATGGAGGAAAGTTTGAATAACATGTATATAAATAAATACTCTAACAGAAATTACCAATCTGTTCTGAAAACATTTAAAATAGTAGAATGCTAAATATATATTATAATAAAAGTATTTTTTGCTTTGAATTATAATGGTGAGGTGAAACAATGACAAATGACAAAGTGTTTGTAGCAAGCATAACAATATATAGCAATCATATAACAACATGCCGCGGTTATTTCCCATCTTTCAAAAATGCAAAAGAATCTATTAAAACATTTCCAAAAATGACATTATTGAGATTATTAATTGGAAAGTATGGAAAAAATGGTGATTTTATATATAAAATTGAGGTGAAACAATGATAAAAGACAAAATGTTTTCAGCAAAAATAACAACATATAGAAATTATTTAGGAGGGTGTGGAAACCGTAGAGAACATGTTGAGGTAGTACCAAGAATAGCATTATTGTCACTATTAAGGAGACATTATGCAAATAGTGGTAATTTTATATATGGAATGAATAAATATGAATAGAGAGGTAATACAAATGATAAATCCAAATGAAGAAATTGAAATAACAGCCATGGCGTACATAACACAATTTGATTTTAAGGTATCTAAGCATTTTGATTCCAATTTTCATATAATTCCAGTACGTTTAG